CACTCATTGTGAAGGCTGAAGAGTTCCCCGAAAAATTCAGCGCAAGAGCGGCGAAATATGTGCTGCCTGGCGGAGTGCCGATGCCATCAGGTTGCGGGTCTCCAAAAAACCCTATTGAACCCAAGCCAAACGTCACACCTCCTGAGTTGATCGCGACCGTTTCGTCCAGCGTTTCGAACACCAGAACCTGCACGGGGGCAAAAACGCCATTCTGATAAGGCGTAGTGGTCCCTATTCCGGCGTCGAGCGTTCCGGAACCTGAGAACTCAATCACGCGAGCGACTCGTAGCCGGACTCAAGCGTGGTAGAATTCAGGATTGCGTCCGTCCATTGCGCGCTTGTAGAAGGACAAGTGTCGTAAAAAAACATCAACTCTGCGAAAGATGCAGGTAAAGACTTTTGGGAACTGAAGAACTGTGTCCCGGAAATGAACTTTACCGAAGCAAGGTGTGTCAACGTCCCGCCGCCCGACGTGCAAATCAAACTGTCGGCGACGGTGACAATCTGGTGCGCACCCGCAGTTATTCCGCTCATCTTGTATCGCTGCACTTGGTTGGCAGAAGCGGTGTAATCAAAGACGGCGCTGTTTTGAGAGAAGCCGTTGACGTTGGTGTACGCGCCAGTCCATTGGTCTAAAGTCCCGGCCGCATTGGCTGCCGTGGTGACAAGGCTGAAATTCTTGGTGCTGCTCGGGCTGCACATGACCTCGGACCAGGAGCCTTCCGAGATCGAGCCGCCACCGGAAGCAATGCCCCACCCCGAAAAGCGATAACCGCCCAAAGAAGTCGTCCCGTCCGTCGTAATGTCCCCTGCATAGGTGAATACCTGAGAACCATTTATATAGACGGTGAGTGAACCGGAGGTAGAATAGTTGAAATTCACGTCGAGCTTGTCTGGTAACGCTGGCGTCAAAGAAAAACTGGACGAAGACGTTCCAAGCACAGTGGCGGTGCCAGCAGCATTGTATTTTGTGACGGTGAAGTTCGATGTGACAGACGCTCCGTTAGTCGGAGAGAACCCGATCCGAAGGACGCCTGATGAATCGACCAAACCGAAAAAAGTGTTTGCCGTCGCTCCGGTTATCGGGGTGCCAAAATATACGCGGGCGGAGGCCCACGCCGTGCTCTGACCGCCCGCATTCCAAAGGCGCTGCATGTAGGGGACGCCTGAGATCGCACCGCTGATCGAAATGCCATACCTGGCATAAATCGCGCCCGCATTGGCGGTGGTGCGGTATCTGCCGGCCGAGGTGCTCAGCGTAACCCCGCCAGAAACCGCGCAGTTGTAATAGGTGAACTGGCCGTCTTCCGCCGCCACGTCGTACATTGCTGGCAAGGCTGGCCTCCTATCCGGTAGGGTTCATCGCGCAGATGAAGGTGTTGAGGTAGGCGGCCATGAAAGAAGTCGGCAGGCTGTGTGGTCCGGTCCAGGCTTTCAGGCTGAAGTTATACCAGAACTCCACCGTCGCGCCACTTGTGACCGCGCTTTGCCGGACGGCGATCCGCAGGGTTTCGACATTGTACGCCGCGGCCATTCTCGAAGGCGCCACCGCCTGCTGAAACGGCACGCACACCCCGTCACCGAACGCACCAATCGGATCGCCGACGTTCGCATTGAAGTCGATGATCCGCAGTCCATCGGGAGCCACGAAAGCCAGGCCCGCGGGTGTTGGAACCAACGTGCGGGGCGCCAGCGTGCCGGTAGCCACGTTAAGCGTGTTGGTGTCCCACGCGCTCGGCGTGCCGCTGTAGTCGCCGGTGACCTGCCAAATGTTGGACACGCCCTTGAAGACCATCAGGCTCTGGATGATGCCGCCGTTGACGTTGTTCAGAGGCAGCCCGGCCAGGGCCGTGATCGGATTCGTATCACCGAACGTCAGCACCTGGTTGGCATTCGTCCTTTGAAGTGGAAACAGCACGTCGGATGCCTCTGTGGCGTTGCCAACAGCGTAGTACGCGCGGTCGCCAAACACCGCTACGCCGCTCGGAACGCCGGCAAGCGGGTTCGTCGCGATCGTGCCTGAACTCCATACCGGCTCTGCAGGGTTCAAAATGTTCATCCAGCCGATGTAGCCGTTTCCGGGGCCGGTGAAGCCCGGATGTGTCAGCAAGACATAGGTCGAGCACGTTGCCATCTGCGGCGGCGTCCAGTCCCCAACCGTGGACTGCGCCAGCGGGCAGTTGAAGCCTGGCCTTGCTCCGCTCACCGGATAAACAAGAGCTTGGGTTGCCAAATTGTATGCAAACGGCACGTCATAAGCGCCGGAGGTGCACATGCCGTAGAGCCACGACCCCAGGATCAGGAATACCGTCACGCCCCCGGTTGTTGGCGCGGAATTGGCAAACTGGATCGAGGCGGGCCGAGGGACAAAAATCCCCCGGGTGCTAGAGTCAGGAATCAGATTGGCAAGAGACGCCATGTCGCCCGGCCGGGCGTTGGTGCCGTCGATGGCGTCAACCAGTCCGCGCGGCCTCCATGTGAGCGTTCTGGCGCCGCGGATCGGCACGCATCACCCCCAAATCTGCTTTGTGTCGCGCAGGCTGCTATAATTTCTGCCAAACCGCCTCCGATCCATGGACACGGTTTTTGCCCTCCCTTCGTCGTCGTTGGTCAGCTTCAGGAAGGCCTCCATCTGCTTTGCTGCAAGCGCCTCAAACGTGGTGATCCTGGTGTCGTCGGTGATCTGCATCAGCATCGCGGTCAGTTTGAATTGCAGATATCCCTGGTTCGGAAACCACGGGATTGTCGTCGCAAAATTGGTGATATCAGGCAAAATCCGCCGATATTGCACGAAATAGGTCAGCGCAAGGTTGGCCGGCGGCCAGACATACATCAGCGCGTTGCTCGGCGGCTCCTGGCCTTGCGGCGAAATATCCGTGGCAAAAAGCTCGGGCAGGGACGAAAGCCCAGACTGCTGCACCTGCTGGCGATATTCGATCAGGTCAATGCTGATCATGGGATAGGATATGCCATTATAGACATACCATGCGCCGTCGCGCTCTACTCTCTTATAGTCTAGCGGAAGCGTGTAGGGACCGCTGCCGTTGCCCGATCCGTTATCGACGTTGAACGTGCCGGTCGCGAGACCGCGGCAAAGGTCCAGGTCCGCCGTGTCGGCAAGATCGGCGAGCATCATGTTCATGAACTGCTGCGCCTGACTGGTGAATCCTGGCGCTTTCGCAGATTGCAATGCGAGGCTGATGATGCCGCTAGCCGTCAGCGGCAAGGGAAGCCTCCAGGTCGCGGATTTCCGACTCCATCGCCGCGACATCCGAGCGCAGCTTCGCGGCAGTGACGTCGTTGTCGGCGCGCGCCCTGGCACGCTCTTCTTCGGCCTTCGCTTGCTCGTCCCGAAGCGCCTTCACCCGACCGATGGCTTGTGGCGACGGCTTGTAATCGCCTCGTTTTCCCGATCGCTCCCAGGCGGCGGCGTCGTCGGTCGAAGCCTCGTCGATCAGCTTGGCGCGGCGCTTGGTGTTGGCCTGGAAATCGTCTTCGGCGCGCGCGAACTGGCTGGCCGTCCACACGTCGGTCTCCTGCCGCGCGGCAATCTTCAGCCGAAGCTCCTCAATGCGATATCGCGCCGCGACTCGTTTGGCACCCTCGTAAAGAGCGTCCAGAACCACCGCTCGGTCTTCGGGCGACGCATCGCGGTCATAGTGCGTTTGCAGCGTGAGCTGAGCCTTGTCGGCGACCTGTATGACAAGGGACACGCCAAGGGCGACCGCCGGGGCGGCTTCGAGAACGCGCGTGCTCATGCGGCAAGCGTCATTGCGAGGGATGCGCCGGTGACTGCGCCGGTTTTGCCGTTGATGATCTGCGGCTTTGGTCTCTTCCGGTCCTTTTCCCGGCCTCTGCTCATGCGGTCATCGTTCTCCCAGGCTCTTGCCTGCATTTCGTGGATGCACATGGCCACGGATTCCGGAACATTCTGGTAGGTCTGCTGATCCCACCAAAGCCGGCCGTCGATGGAAAGGGCGGGCACGGGCGCCACGCTTTCGGGCAGGTTGAGCGTGATGGTGTAGCGCGGCTCATCCTGCTTCGTCGGCCCGGTCTTGGGCGTGAGCCCACGCGCGATACGTTCCTCTCGCTCGGCTTCCTCCAGCGCGTCGGCGAAGAGTTTGTCGTGGATTTCCTTCGCAACCTTGGCGCGCGCGGCCTCGCGAACCTTATCCCACTCTTCGGGGCTCAGGCCGGCAACCTCGGGTGCGGAAATCGAAGCTTTTTCGATCATGTCAGTGTCCAACTGTTGTTTGCGGCGATGCTCTGGCCTGAAATCAGGATCGGCCAGCCATTCAAATCCCATGCGAGCACGTCGCCGGGACGAACCTTGAGCTCTCCGCGCCCTGGAATAATGAGATTCCCGTGAAGTTGGAGGCTTTGGTAGGCATGAAGATTGGTGTTGTTGTCGTAGATGATCGCTGCGTTGAAGGCCGCAACGTCGGCGGGCGTGTAATGCGCGGCCGTGACCGTCGCCGAGTTGCGCTGGATCGCCGTGAGTGTGGTGGCGGTTTTCGTCACCAGCGTTCGTGTGCTCATCAGGGCTGTCCCGTCGCCCAGCCTTGCAGGGTCGCAAGGGACACGGTGCCGAACTGCGCGGCCATCAGCGACCCGAACGTCGAGCAGGCGGTGTTGACCTGCGCGGCGGTCAGCGTGCCGTCCGTCGAGACGATGACAGGAACGCCGGTGGGATTGTTCCCTGACGGCACTGCGCCAAGGCCGATGTCGAGTTGCAAGGTCTGCATGCTCGGCACCGTCATCGGTCCCGCACCTTCTGGAACCCATGCGGCATTGACCTGCCCATAAATCAACCAAGCCATTCGCTTTGCTCCCGATCAGCCGAACGTGGCCGTGAAGTTGGAAACGCCCTCGATACGCGCGCCAAACTGCTGGTTGGTGATGACCATGCCCCAGAACTTCTTCCAGCCGATGACCCGCTTTTGGTTGAGAATATCGGCCTTGTCGGCGTTCTTCAGGTAGAACATTTCCAGGCCCGACAGGCTGATCATGCTGTAATAGTCGCGGCCGAAAACGAACGTCGGATACACCGACAAGCCAGTGGCCGGCGCTTGCGGCGGCACCTGCTGCGGACCGATGCCGGTCAGCAAGATCGTCGTGCCGGGCGCAATCTGCGTGGCGACGCCGGTATACGGGCCGCTTTGCGGCGCCGCCGTGCTGCTGGTCAGCGCCAGGCTGCTGATACCGGCGGCAGAAGTGCCGATATAGACGCTGTAGAGGTATCCGGGAGTGCTCGGCAGGACGTAGGTGATGGCGTTCTGCGTGCCGCTGGTCGTCACCGCCGAATCGACTTGGCAGATATAGGACTCGTACTGGTTGGTGTTGTTCTGCCCGGTGACCTGAAGGTAGTAGGTCGTGGAAACGGCAAGAGCACCGCCGGTGGTGGCGGTTCCTCCGTTGACCGCAGCAACGCCGGTCCAGAACGGCACCATGTTCGATTCGCAGAAAGTGACGCCGCGCCACTCGCCTACCTCAAAATTATAGAGGCGGTTGATGTCGGAATAGCTCCAAGCCGTCTGCACCGTCGGGCTTTCCGAAAAGTCGGCGGCGACGAGCGGATGGCACACGGCGACGTAGTGGCTGTGGGTCCGCGGGTTCTCGCTTGCGCGCGCGCCACCGGACTTGATGTCCACCATTTCGTCGGTTTCTTCGTCCCCGTTGAAACGGGGCGCGCCGATGGTTGCCAGTGCGGCCACCGTGCGGTTGACCGTGTGGGGATCAAGAACGTCACCGGCCACCAGAGCCGCGCGAGAACCACGCTGGTTGACGAAATTGACCTGGGTGCCGCCGCCAAGCGTGAGGTAGGACTGTCTCTCGTCCGTCTCCGCGATCTGCAACGCAACCAGCTTGGTTGCCTCTTTGAAGAGCGGATGGAAAATCTGCATTTCCGCGACATCGGTGATCGTTACCGCATCACCCCATTGCTGAACGACGCCGGTGACCTGTCCAACAGTCATCGTCTCGCCGTTCGGAGGCACGCCCTCGGCGAGCGGCGCGCTCGGCAGAGGGAGGCGGTTGTAGCGGGTCGCGGTCCAACTGTTGCCGAAGCCCTCGGGCAGCATGACCTTGTTGGCGAACTGATACGCGACAAGCTGCCGGCGCGTCAGCGGCAGCGTCTTCTTTTCGATATAGTTGACAACATCGCCGCGAAATTGGCTGGATGTGTTCGTGACGGCCATTTAACCCTCCGCTGGACGCGGAGAGTTCCCCGCGTCAGATAAACTTGCCCTTCAACCGCCGCTCAAGCGCCTCGAGACTATCGTCGTTGCGCCGACCTCTTGGCTCAGGTGCGGTGTCACCGCCGGCGCCGCGTCCCGACACCGTCTGACCTGCCACCCTTGCCGCACCCGCGGCCTTTTGCTTTTTCGTCTCCGACGACGCTTTGTTCAGAAAAGCGTTGCCGATGACCCATTTCAGCGCCTCGGACCGTTTGACCTGGTAACCGTTCGCAGCCTGCTCGGCGACGACACGCTCCACATCTTCGGCGTATTTCTTTGCGAGAGGCTGGCTGGCCTGCATCGCTTGGTAAGCCGCCCGATCCGCCGAGTCTGCCGTTTCACGCCTTAGAGCCGCGATCTGGTCCGCGAACTGCCGCCCTTGCTTGTCGAGCAGGTATCGACTGGCCTGGATCGGGTCCATGAGCGATAGACGCTCATCTTCCTGGCGCTGCTGCTCGGCAAGCTGTGCGGCCGTGGGCTCTGCCGGACGTGGCCTGACGGAAAGCTGACGTTCAAGCGCGGCTGCGCGCTCTTCCGCCTCTTTCGCCTTCCTGAGTGCTTCCTGGACCCGGCGTTCTGCCCGGCCCGGCTGGCTTACTCTTCGTCCTTCTTGCCCTTGCGCCCGCGCATCATCGCCTTGGGCATCTTCCTCTCGGCCTTCGGCTCCTTGCCCTTCATCGCCATCGACGCCTTCTTCATGCCCTTCTTCGGCTTCTTCACCGGGTAAATCCTCCAAATCAGGGTCGGAATACAGGTCGTCTTCGGTTGTGTCGGACATCGGCGCTCCACGGGATACGTGACCCGGATCGAGGTGATCCGTGACGGGGATCAGGCGAGGGCGTCAGCCTTGCGAGACAAGATGTTGCGTGTCAAGCCCGTTTTGTGCACGCTAGGCAAGATTTTTGTCGGGAGGGCCGTATGGTCCGGTTGTTTTTGGTCGGCGCATGGACCGGCATAATGTGCGGATTCGCGATCGCTCAACCTTACCAGAATTATCAGGGTGCGAATGGGCCGATCCCTTCCGTTGTAACCTTGTGTCCTCCGAGCAACGGCAGTTCTGCCGGGCCTCCGGTGCCGTGCTCCAGCAGTGGCGGAGGTTCCAACTCCGCCGCCGTAGCGCCAGGCGCCACGCCCTCCGCAGGCAGCGTCACCGCGTTCACCAATGGCAGCGGCTTGGCCGCGCTGGTCACGCCATCGGTGGGGCTGCCGGTCACAACGGCACCCTCGACACTTACCTACCAGAGCACACCCAACGCCAGCGTAGGCACAACCTCCGCCGCGCTCAGCATCAATTCCCTCGCCTTCAACAGCACAAATTTCAAAACCATGCAGTTGTGCACGTCGCTGACCAGCACGGCAAACGTCTACGTCAATCCGACCGGCGGGACCGCGGTCGTCGGACAAAACATCTACATCGCGTCAGCCGGCGGGTGCGCGAACTTCGGCACTGCTGCGTTGCCTATGCCCACGGCCTCGGCGACTGCGATAACTGATGGCAGTTCAGCGCAGACGCTTTTGGCTTCGGGGGGTTAGGGGTATGCGAGTTCTTTGTATTTCGGCGGCGCTGGCGCTACTCCCGAAGCTGGCTTGTGGACAGAGTTCGCGGCCTGCCATTCCGTTTTCCTACATCGGCGCACCGAATGGCGTCGCCGGCCTCGGCGCCAGCGGCACGGTCCCGCCGGCGCAATTGCCGGCTGCCACGACAAGTTTGCTGGGCGCAGTCAAGCCAGACGGCAGCACATGCATAATCAGCGCGGGTTTGCTTACCTGCGCGGGAACCGCAGCGAATGTCGGTGTAGCACCGACAGCGGCAGCGCCGCATGTGTCGGGTGATCCGACCACCGGCTTCTACTCCGCTGGCGTCGGCCTCATGGACGTGGCCGCCAATGGATCGCAACTTGTCGAATTTTCGAATGCCGGTTTAAACCTCACAAACCAGAATACCAGCATTTTGTTTAACGGATCGCCGTTTCTGCATCTTGGGCCAACCGCGCTTTACCGGGAGGGAAACTACGTCGGCCCCCGGGCGGGCGTAACATTGATCGGCACATCAGGAAGCGGAAACGGTTTGTATGGCGCCGGCCCGGACAGTCTTCGTTTTCTGGTCAATGCTTATGCCGAAACAGTGGCTATAGGCGCCTACACGGGTCAATTTATGAACCAAGGCAACGCCAACGCGCTCGTTGGCGAACACGTCATGGGATTTGACGACGGTTCATACTTGTCGCTGCTTGGCCAGGACGTTGAGCGTGATAGTATGGGGACACAAAAAGTAGAAGCTCTAGGGGCGCAAACGGTAGAGGATGGAATAAACATTAGCAGCGTTGTGGCGATAGGGTTTAACACCCTACACGGGAGCGCTGGATATCTGCAGTTCGTCGGGACTTTTCACACTGGCGATGTCTATACGATCTCTTTTGCCACCACGAACCCGCAAGTGCTTTCTGGAAACGGCTTTTCCCTGAATTATACCATAAAAAGCAGCGATACGTTGTCTACTATCGCAAGCTCCGTCGCCGCGCAACTTCCGAACATCAATGCCTACGTTGCGGGTTACGATCCGCTCGGCGCAATCCAGGTGGACAGCACATTTTATGGTAGCCTGACAGCGGGCGATGCAGTTCAGCTATCCTGCTCGGTTAGCTGCCCATCGGCCGGCCCAGGCAGCATATCCGGCACGACCACCTTCTACGCAATAAAGCCGGTTTATACGAACACGAACGGAACTTTGACCGGCGTGAGCAACGCGATCAACATCGCGTCCACACAGGCTAATGCAACTGCGGTTCCTCCAATTCCGGTCTATATGACAAGCTCAGGAAGCGGCACCTTGCAGGTGGTTGACACAAGCAACTCTACCACGAGCGTTTCCGCCAGCACCGCGCTGATACCGAACTATATTGTCAATTATTTTAACGGTGCCTACGACCTAAACCCCCTGAGTGCGGAGAACAACACCCAGCTTCTCGGTGCGGCGTCTACCGTTACCCCTGGCCTTGTGCAGTTGCACTATCCAGGTGCCGGCACCACCGATCATGTGGTTACCGCTACGGGGGTAGGGACTCTTTCAGGCGCGGGGACAAATACCGCCTTGGGTTGGGCTCTTACTCCATCAATTTCCTGCACGGGCTCCTGCACAGGCACCGTGAGCATAGGCCCTCCGTTTCAAGGGTCTCAGCTTGTCGCAATCGGCGACTACATTATGCCTCAATACAACATGATCTCTCCGTCGCAGGACGTGATTATCGGAACACAAGCCGCGTCTTATGCGGCTGGCAGCCCTATCGATGAAGTGTGCATAGGCGCTTCCGCGTGCCAAAGCCTGAGCACCAATAGTCATGAGATAATTATAGGCTTTCAGGCCGAGGACACCGACGTTAGTGGCAGTAGCAACGTTCTCATCGGCGACAGAATCAACGGCCTAACAAGCGGACAAAACAACGTAGTTTTGAGAACAGGAACTAACGGGTCGAACGACACCTGCATCACAACAGGCGGCAGCAATATCGAAATAGGGAGAGCTGTATGTGTTGCCTCGCCCACCGCAAGTGCTCAACTTGACATAGGCACCACGCTGTTCGCTACAGGAATTTCAACCACAGGCACGGTCATATCGTCTAAAGTAGGTATAGACTATGCGGCACCTGACGAAATACTCTCGATCGGCGCTCCGACTGGTGGCGCTCATTTAGATTTCAAGCAAACCACTGCGCCAACACTGGCTTGCAACGGGACAGGCACGGCAGCGCTCGCAGCTAATTCATCGGACGCGGCTTTTTCAGTTACAGAAGGAACTGCAACAACAGCTTGCACACTGACATTCGCGGGAGCTTATTCAGTAGCCCCAGTGTGCGAATTGATCGTTGCTAACGCCAGCACTGGCAGCCTGACTTATGTTTCCGCTGTGGGCTCAATCACCTGGGCAAACACCAGCGCTACCGCCGATATCGTCAACGGACAATGTTTGTAAGGATCACTATGAAACATCTAACCTTTGCCGCACTGCTGCTAGCAACCCCCGCGCTCGCGCAGCCTGCGGGCACGCAAGTCCCCTCCGACCGGGCCATGGCCGCCGCCGGCAACCAGATGCTGCTACAGGCCCTCGACAGCGAGGAGAAAGCGACGGCGGCACTCCTGGACGCCAAGCAGCAGGTGCAGCAGGCACAAGCGCAGCTTGCCCAGGTGACGCGCGAGCGGGATGAGGCGCGGGCTGAACTGGCAAAGGTCAAGGTTGTGCCGAAGAAGCCGTGATTTATTGATGCCCGACGAACCCCTCCCCGGCTGGGACTTGCTGCAATCCATCGACCGGCGCGTGGCCGATCAGGGGCGGATCATCGGCGCGCGGCTCGACGGCATGGACAAGGCCGGTGCAACCGTGGCAACGGCGCTCGCGCTAGAGTCATATATCGGGGCAATTTAGGCGCAGGAGAGCGGCAAATGAGTGCGGGACTGAAAATTTTTGCTCTTGATACACCGCGAAACACGGCGGCGCCATTACATGCGTATGATGCAGCGGGACGCGAAAGAAAAGGACGGTTCGCCGTGGTGGAAAAAAATGGCGAGCGGGCGTCTCTGACCGACAAGGCCATGGTCGCTTTGATCGGCGGATGGCTCGGCATCGCCGTGCCCGTCGGCACGCTGCTGTGGAACGCGAGCGCCGACCACCGTGAGCAGGCCGACAACAACGCGGCGGCGATCGTGGCTGCGCGGGAGGCCAAGGACGCGGCCACCCGGAACGCCGGGCTGATCGTGGATTTGATGCGGCAGCTCGACGCAAAAACCCAGGCGGACGAA